TCACATGATCACTGTGTACCCCTTGCAAGGCTTCGGGCTGCTCTGCCCTCGATGTTCTGGCAGAGATGAACGCCTCCTCGTTAGCGCCAATCACCTCAATACGGTCCTGCTTCACATCCAACATATCTGCCAGCATCGGCGGCAGCACCTTCACCCAACGCTTGACCTCGGCAAATAATGCGTCATACAACTGGCTGCTGGTCGGTGCTGTCACCACCACCTTGACCGGAAAGCGCAGCAGTAGATACCAAATCATCGCCCAGGCTGACGCTGTGGACTTGCCGACACCGTGACCGCTTCGCACCGATATGCGCCTATTGCCTGACGCGATGTGATTCAAGAATTCCACTTGCCAAGGGTCAGGCTCAGTGTTAAGGACTTCCTTAACAAACAGGACAGGGTTGTTCTTGTACAGCTTGACGAATTCGACAAAAGGGTTATTCGTCAGCAAGTCCTCGGAATTTTTTTTCGGGACGCGCTTTTTCGCGGTGGGGGTGGAGGGGGTCGGGGTCATTGTTGTGGCGGGTTAAATACGACAACAGCAGATGGGAAAGGCGCAGAATTCAAAGAGCCACCAAACTTTAATCGGCCACGAATAAATTCAATCTCTCCGCGCATTGCATATTCATGCCACCATGCCGTATCAGTTCGAGCCGGAACAAGACACACAACAATTGCGCCAAGCAATGACGATTGATAGGCCTTCTGCATCCATTTTCCAATTTCTCGCCCATAAGGAGGGTTCATCCAACAAACACCAATCCAGTTCTGAGCCAGGCCATCATCATCAATTGAGAAAAATTTTTCGCATTTTGCGTTTTCTTTGTTCGCACATACATCCAAAGTAAACATATATTTGCTGTTGTACTTTTCAAAAAAATTTTGCGGCGTTGCCCACAAATCGGTTTTGCTGGAAAAGTGGACGCTCATTTTCTTATTCCTTGGTATCGGTAGGTGTTCGGTTGCGTCATCAACCGCCCCCGCCGCAAAGCGCAAGGGGGGGGGTCATCGCGCCGCGCCAGCCAGCAGGCCGGTCACGGCAGCCACTTGACGGCAGAAAAGTTATCCACATGGCACTATATCGGTAAGTCATTGATTCATATGCTTTCTTACAGATTGCTTACAATATCCATTTAACACGATGTCCATTATGTTAAGTCAATTGTGGATAACTGGCCTGTTTCTGCTCAATTAGCAGGCGCTTTGCAGTTATGCACAGGCCAATGTGCTCAACCATTGCGATTTTCTGTGGATAAGTCATCGACAACCTCAACATGGCGCAGTGCCGCCATGCGTAGGTCTTGGATGTTGATGTTGACCGAGGCGGCTTTTTGTAAGCCATAAGTCTTCTGATCCCACCTTTCGGCCAGCCATTGCCGAGTTCGGATGCGCTGGACATCGCGCTGCGGATTGCTGTCAGCCATGCTGTCTGCAATGTCCAAAGTCTCCACCGCCAGCTTATCGGCGGCCTTCGCACGCGCACGCGTGATTATAGAGGGATCGGTATCTTCGATCCACTGTTCGAGTGCTCTACGCCCGATACCGAGTTCATAGCAAATCTGCGTCTGCGACTTGCCGACTTCGAGCATCGAAAGGATCATGTCATCTGGCAAATCCTCAAGCAGCGCCATGTCTTGCCTGAATTTCGGTCTACCTGGCACGCTCAGACCTGCTTTAAAGCTGTTTTAACGCGCTGGACGATGTCCAGTACCTTTTGCTTGATCAAGTCCGCTAATCGGTTAATTTGTTCCATGTTTGTATTTCTCCGCTTGTTTGCTGTTGAATTTCATCTCTGGCTGACCGCCTTCAAAGGCATGAAGATCGTTCTCCAGATCATCAAAGCCTGATTGTCCACCGAATTTCTCGTTTGCTTTGAAGCTGACCACCTTGGCAGTTGGATCAAACGCTTTAACGGCAATGACCTGTTGCACAAAGGGATCGTTGAAGATGACCTCCAACTCTTCCATTGACCAAATGCACTTGTTGTCCAGTTCCTGTCTCTCGCGCTGCATAGTCAAAGTCTCGTTGACCGTTCTGACAATCACCATAACCTGACCTGACTGCATCTCCCACTCGATCCTCGGAATGCTGTCGCTGGCTGGACTCATGCCTTGATCGGTTGCCCACTGATCGAGCACTGCATACGCTCGGACCATTCCCGCCAAACTTGAATCAAACTTCGCACGATCCTTTGCGTCAATCGCTTGGTGCAATCTGCTGTTCTGAATCCAGAATTTCTCTCTGAGTTCACTGTCTACTAAAGTAATCAGTCGATTTTCTCCCCATTTCCTATCGCTAGATGCTTTGGCGGCCTCCAACTCCACCAACTTGGATTGCACATAAACCGTCCACGCATCTGCTTGAGGACTTGGACTCACCGCCACTGGATGATGTCTTGAGCTTTTCTTTGTTGCCATTTCGCTTTCCTTAATTTCGGGTTGCTCATTGGTTACATTTCATCGAGTCCTAGACTCTCGAAATGTAACTGTAACCATGAGGTGAACAAACGGTTACATTTGTCACCGTTTGTAACCTGTAACCTGTATGCATATACATATCAATACTCCTCTGAATCTACTGGCTTGAATTGCATCCAGACAAATCCATCGCTGATTCCACCATGTCCAGACTCCACCAGTTGCATCTTTGCGCGATGCCAGACGGTCTTAAAAGTGCTTTTATCCTCATCAGTGCAGCCCATCTTTGACCACAATTCAGCCCTCCAATCGTCCAACTTGACAACTGTGCGCTGTGAACCTTCAATGTACTTGAGTAGTCCTTTGCTCTTAACCACACTTTCCAGCGAATTCATAACCAAACGCTGGTTTTTACCCTTTCCGCTGTTGCCTTTGCCGTCCTTTTTGGCGCTGTCAAACGATCCGAGTTCGCTGGCCTGTACCGCCAAGCTGGTGACCGGATCTTCGATTTGCAGTGATTTATTTGGCGCTGCCAGTTCGACTTTGACCATCTCAAAGCCGATCCGCGTGTTGTCCTGACCGTCCTTTTGTTTGCTGACGGTGATCAATCCCTTCATGGATTCGTCAAATCTAAGGAGTTCCAGTTCAGTGTCCACCGCGCCAAGTAGTGAGGAATGGCCGCGCAGACCGCGACTCTGATCCTTTCCACTGTGGTGCAAGATCATCAAGGCGCAGTCCTGAACGATCTGCTGAATGCGGCCGCACGCTGTGATGAACGCGCCCATGTCTGCACTGTCGTTCTCATTGCCACCGCCAAACGCTCTGGCCAGCGTGTCCACAATGATTATCTTGAAGTTGATGCCGAGTTCCGAGACTAGGTTTTCGATGGCGATCATCAGCGCGTTGAAGTCCTCCACGCTGGCTCTAAGGTTGAGTTGATGCCTGATCACATAGATCGGCGCACCGTCCTCGGTCTGATGGTGTTGCTTGCACGCCTTGATCCGCGCACCGACACCGCCAAAGCCCTCGCCGCAGATGTACAAGACTGCGCCTTGCTCTATCACCTCGTTGCCCATCCATGTGCGGCCGGTGGCGATTGACTCGGCAATGTCCAGCGCGATAAAGGACTTGAATGAGCCTGGCGGTCCATATAAAGCCGTAAACGCGCCCACCGGAATCACACTGTGGATCAGCCACTTGACCGGCTCATCTTGGATTGAGTCCCAATGCTCGATGGCAATGTGCTTAGCAGGCTTTGGTGGTGCTGCTGGCTCTGCCGCAAACTCATGTTCAATTTCTGCTGTTTTCTGTACATGATCCAGTTGATCTGTACTCATTTCCTCGTTTTGTGTACATGACTTGGTAATTGGATTCAACCTTTCGGGCATCGTTAGCTGATCCAACGATGTGATGACCGTTGCCGCCTTGACCAGCGCCACCAGCTTGTCCCTGCCACCACCCTCTTCGATGAATTCATAGGCATCGTCACCCTGACCTTGCAGTCCGAGGTCAACTACCTTGAGTGACTTAACGATGGGAAGTATTGCCTCGGCTGCCTTGTACGCATAGCCCCAACCGGCCACATCGTTGTCGGGCAGGATGATCACTTGAGCGCCAGCGAAATACTCTGTGATGGCAGCAGGCCAGCTTCCAGCGCCAGTGTGCGCGGTGCTGGCAATCATGCCAATTGACTTGATGGCATCTGCCGCCTTCTCGCCTTCAACTAGAAAGATGTTTCTGCCTGCGGTCTTCGCGTCCAGCAGCGCGGGTAAGTTGTACGGCACGATGCGTGCATCTGACAGCGTGCTCTGCTTTCTGCCTGCCTCGTCAATCTTGTAGAGCCGGTAAGTCTTGCCTGAGTCGCCAACCTTGAGCCGCTGCTTGACGAATACTGGCTGACGGTCTTCATCGGTGTAAATCCATTCCTGTTGGAATTCCACCTTTGGAATCGGTCTAATGTTGGCGAGTGGGTCTGGCCTCTCCAAGAGTTCCGGTAGCAAGTTCAATGCTCTGATGGTGTGGAAGACATCTTCTTGGCTGCACCCACCATGACAGTGGAAGAGAGGCTTACCCTCGTCATTGATGTCGATGCTGAGTGATGGATTCTTGTCGCCGTTGCCTTTTCCGTGTGACGGAACAGGGCAGGATGCTACCCACTGACCGTTTGCTTTCTTCGCGTTGCCCAGCGTCTTGGCTATTTGTTCTGCTTGCATTTAATTATCTTTCTGTGAGTATTCGCCATGCGGTTGCCGCGCATAAAGGGACTTGTCCATTTCCAATGGCTTTAAGTCTGTCCACCCTGGCGGCCACCCCATCAGCCACTCGACCCAATCGGGGTTCAGTGGCCCACCAACCTGTGCCGCTAGGGGTATCTCGTTCCTGGCGTATTCCGAGGGACTTCCGCTGTCTTTGTACATCCGTTGCACTGGTGTTGGCCAAAGTCTTGGATTGTTC